ATAATCATTTTGCAGAATTAAAAGAGAGTGAATTATTCCAAGAAAGAATGGCCAATCTATCACAGGCAGAACCATATGTTGGAAAATATTTCTCACAAGATTATGTAAGAAGAAAAGTATTACATCAAACTGATGATGAGATTGTAGAACAAGATAAATTAATCGCTGCTGAAATTGAGGCAGGATTATATGTTGATCCTGTTGCAATGCAACAATTAGATGTTACTGCAGCTGCAACTGATGTTGCTGCACAACAATCAAATATAACAGAGCCTGATTCTGAAAAGGATAGTAAGGCGGTTGAAGCTCCTGAAGGTGGCGAAATATAAATAGTTGGTAGTATATTTACATAATCGTGGATTCTGCAAAATTAATTGATATGGTGTTAGATGATGCACCCGCCCATGAAATATCTGATGGCATAAAAGACATTCTTTATGCAAAGTCTGCACAAAGAGTGGAAACGGAAAGACCCGAAGCTGTTGCAGATCTTTTTAATGATGAACCTGAAGTTGAAGAAGAACCAACTGTAGCTCAAGAAGAGGAACCAGAAAATGAGGATTAAAGTATTAGCAGCCGAAGGTAATCTATCTTCAGCATCTAATGTTGGCAGTGCTACTGTGGTGAGACTTTTTAATAATCACTCTGCAGCGTTGTTAATTACCAGAAAAACATCTGGTGGTGCAACTGTTGGTAGTTTGACTGTTAATACTAAAGAGTCTGTTATTTTAGAAAAGGATGCTACAGATACACTTACCGCTGCATCAAATGGTGCAAGTGTTTTAGTTACACAAGTTGCTTACGGAAATTAGACTAATGAAACTTATTAGAGAAGAAATAGAAAATGTAGAGGTTATCGTCGAAGAACGTGGCGGTAAAAAAAATCTCTATATTGAAGGAGTTTTCCTTCAGGGTGACATAAAAAATCGTAACGGTAGAATGTATCCATGTGGAACTCTTGCAAAAGAAGTTTCAAGATACAATGAAGCCTTTATCACAAAAGGTAGAGCGCTTGGTGAGTTAGGTCATCCTGATGGCCCAACTGTAAACTTAGATCGTGTTTCCCATAAAATTTGTTCTCTAAGACAAGAGGGTTCTGATTTTATTGGTCGTGCTAAAATATTAAGTACACCAATGGGTAATATTGCTAAGTCACTTCTTGGTGAAGGAGTCAAACTAGGAGTTTCATCTCGTGGTGTTGGCTCAGTTGCAATGAACAACGAAGGTGTAAACGTTGTTGGTGAAGATTTTATGTTAGCAACTGCTGCAGATATTGTAGCAGATCCTTCAGCTCCAGATGCATTTGTAGATGGAATCATGGAAGGAAAAAATTGGGTTTGGGATGGTGGCGTTCTTCGTGAACAAGCCGCTGCAAAAACCTACAAACAAATTAACACTCTTTCTAGTAGTAGAGAGTTACAAGAGAAAAAAGTAAAGTTATTTTCAGATTTTCTCAAAAATCTTTAATTTATAACTTTTCTAAATAAGTATAGATTTACACTAATATTAAGTTTTAATTTCGGAGAGCAAAAACGATGTCCGTTGGAAAAGATTTACAAGAAATGGAAGTAGGCACTCAGCAATCCAAAACTGCAGTTAACGCTAACGCACAAGCGGGAATGCCAATGGATACGTCCGTTGCAGGTTCCTACGAAGATCTTGGCGGCCCTACTCCCGAAAATTACAAACCAGATGATGATTCTTCCAAGTTAAAAACAGATGGAACTCTTAAAACAGTTTCTAATGTTGTTAACAAAGGTGCAAAACCAGCAATGCCTATGGATACATCCATAAGCGGAAAGAAAATGGAAGAAGTTGAAGCGGAAGGTGAAGTAGTTGCCGAGGAAGAGCAAGTCGCTGAAGAGCAAGCCCCTGAGATAGATATCGAAGAGGACATGACTGCTTTATTCTCTGGTGAAGAACTATCAGAAGAATTCCAAAACAAAGCAAGAACAATTTTTGAAGCTGCAATCAACAATCGTGTTTCTGTGATTGAAGAAGAAATCAAAGAAGCAAATGAGAAAGCAATTGTAGAAGAAATTGATCAAATAAAAACAGCTCTCGTTGAGAGAGTTGATTCATATCTTGAGTACGTCTCTGACGAGTGGCTCAAGGATAATAAATTATCAGTAGAGCATGGGTTGAAGTCAGAGATGACTGAATCATTCCTAGCAGGAATGAAAACCCTCTTTGAAGAACATTATGTATCAATCCCTGAAGATAAATACGATGTCGTCGAGAACATGGTAGATAAACTTGATGAAATGGAGACCAAACTCAATGAGCAAATTGAGAGAAACGTTGGACTAAACAGAAGACTCGCTGAGTCAACTGCAGATGTTATTGTTTCTGAAGTTTCTGAAGGCCTTGCGGCTACTCAGAAAGAAAAGCTCGCATCACTTGCTGAAAGTGTTGAGTTTAAAAGTGAAGAATCATATCGTGAAAAACTGGAGACTCTAAAGGAGTCATACTTTGGACAGAGTGTTCAGAAAGAGACCTCAGAACAAGTACTCAGTGAAGAAGCACAGGCACAGACATACACTGGTGCAATGGCTCATTACATGAGTGTTCTAGATTCGGTCAAAAAGTGAATTTAATATTATATTAAACGCAACTCATTACATAGGTAAAAAGCAAAATGTTCAATTCAGAACAATTGCAGGAGAAGTGGTCGCCACTACTTAATCATGGTGGACTTGATGAAATCAAAGATCCTCATCGTAAAGCAGTAACCGCTGTCCTGTTAGAAAACCAAGAGAGATTCTTAAGAGAAGAGAGAGAATTTCTTTATGAGGGCACACCAGGCCAACTAAATGAAATCACAAACGCAGCTAATGCTGCTGGTGCTTCAGGTGGTTTTAGTGGTGGTGCAACTGCAGGAGGCCCAGTCGCTGGTTTCGATCCTGTATTAATCAGTCTTATCCGTCGTTCAATGCCTAACTTATTGGCATATGATATCTGCGGTGTTCAGCCAATGAATGGCCCAACTGGACTCATCTTCGCAATGAGATCTAGACAAACTTCACAGAGTGGAACAGAAACATTCTTTGATGAAGTTGATTCAACATTCTCTACTCAGGATAAGGGACAAGACCTTACTGGCGGATTTACAGATCGTAACGCTGGTTTCGGTTCTACTGGCCCACAGCAGGGAACAAACCCATCCGTACTTGGATCAGGAGACGTTGCTCAGGCACTATACTCCGTTGGTCAAGGTATGAATACAGGTGATTCTGAAGCACTTGACGGAACAGGATCTAATGCCTTCCGTGAAATGGCTTTCTCAATCGAGAAGATCACCGTTACTGCAAAATCCAGAGCGTTAAAAGCAGAGTACTCATTAGAACTTGCTCAAGACCTTAAAGCAATCCACGGATTGAACGCTGAGGCTGAGTTAGCAAATATTCTATCAACTGAGATACTTGCTGAAATCAACAGAGAAGTTGTTCGTACAATTTACAAAGTTGCTGAGTCTGGTGCTCAAGCAAACACAACAACTGCTGGTACATTTGACCTAGACACCGATTCAAACGGAAGATGGTCAGTTGAGAAGTTCAAAGGACTTCTATTCCAGATCGAAAGAGATGCAAACGCAATTGCACAAAGAACTCGTAGAGGAAAGGGTAACATTATCGTTACTTCCGCTGACGTTGCTTCTGCATTAACAATGGCTGGTGTTCTAGATTACACCCCTGCACTTAATGCTAACCTTAACGTTGATGACACTGGTAATACATTTGCTGGTACAATCAATGGTAAGTACAGAGTATACATCGATCCTTATGCTGCTTCTGGTGGTGGTGAAGCAAACCACTTCTATGTTGTAGGATACAAAGGTTCTTCTCCATATGACGCAGGAATATTCTACTGCCCTTACGTTCCACTACAGATGGTTCGTGCAGTGGGTGAGAATAGTTTCCAGCCCAAGATTGGATTTAAGACCAGATATGGTATGGTCGCAAACCCATTCGCAGAGGGAACAACTCAAGGACTTGGTGCTCTTACACAGAACGCAAACCGTTACTACAGAAGAGTTAAAGTTACTAACCTCATGTAATTCGGATATTACATATTTTAAAAAGAGGCCCTTGACGGGTCTCTTTTTTTATGTTATATTATAAATGGTATACCATATCTAATAAAATGAATAAGTGGATAGGAATAAGCTTAGGAACTATTGTTGGAATTTCACATATTGGAATGATAGGATTATTAACTACAAGAGGAAATAGTAGTAAATTACCCTCATTAAACATTCCAGTAGGCCCATATAGTTCTTATGTTGCATCAGTCAATGAAGATGGATATAAAATAAGTTACGTTGGCAATGATCCAAAGACAATGTTTAAAACCACTACAATCAAAGAGAAAGGTGGATTCTTAGGATTATCAAACGAAATCAAAGAAATTACAGAAGAATACACAATGGATGGTGATGTTCATATTCAAAAAGAATGGCAAGTAAAAGGAGGTGGCGATTCTATCGCTAGTAACAAAAGCGAAGCTTGCATTAAATCAATCGGAGGAGGTGAAAATGCGGGACGTTTGGTTGGCACTAGTATTGGTGCTGCTGCCG